AAGCTGCCGGGCAACTGCGTAGGGGAGACGACGCTACCGACGGCCAGGCCGAGTTGGAGACCGTACGCCGCGCCGGCCGGGCCACCAACGAAGGCACCGATGATGCCGCCGACGATGCCTAACGCAATTTGGCCCGGGTTGCTCACGGTGCGACCCCGGGCAGGCGCCACATTGATGCGGTATCACGCAGCCAGTGCGCCCGATACCCGGTCTCCACCACACAGCCAGCACGCTGATAGGCGTGGATGATGCTGCCGCCGGCATACAGCGCCAGGTGCGCCGCGTGTTTGGCGAGCGGCCAGCGGATCGCGAGCAGACACCCTTCCTCGAGCTCACTGATCCGCGTGCAGTGCTGCGCCAGCTCGTCCATCAACAAGCCATCGGTCGGGACCCGGGCGTAGTTGCGGATCGTCAGCATGCCGGCTGGCCAGGCCTCGACCGCATCGCGTACGCACAGGATGAAACCGACACAGTCCACGCCGAACCGTGTGCGGCCCTGGTGCACGTACGGAGTCGCAAGCCAGCGCCGCGCTTCGGCCGCGATGTGGTGACCTGCGATCACGTCGGTCCCTTGGAGAGTGCATCGATGCCCGGAACAAATATCCCGTGGCCGCGGAAGTTCACGAGGTTGCCGAAGGCCTTGCAGGCGCTCGCGCTGCGATCGCAGGCCTCGACCACGCTGAACGTGTCCCCGATCTGCGGCTCGTTCGGCCAGCCCTCCCAGAACGTGTAATTGCCGCCGGTCCCGGACTTCGCCTCGCGCATGTAGCCGGCGTTGTCACCGGTGCTGAACGTGAACTCACCGCCACGAAAGTCCGTGGCGAGCACGAGGTCGGTGGCAAAGGCCTTGCGGTTCGTGACTGCCGTGACGGCGCCGGTGTGCGTATGCGGCGTGAGATCCAATTTGCAGCGCTCATCGCCGAAGCGCTTGACCATGCAGCGCTCACCGTAGGTCTCGACAAACACTTGCGACAGCAGCTGCAGCAGCCCGCGGATCTCGGTCGTGTACATGCCATCGCTGTCGCGCACGATCTCGCCCAGGAAGCCGCGACGCAGGATGACCTGGCCAGCGTTGGGGATCTGCCAGTTCACGAAGAACACGGTCACCGGCGCCTGGCGCAGCAGACCGCCCTCAATGTCATCGACGGTCACATCGATGATGTCGGTGGGCGTGTTCGGGATCGCACCGTCCACGTCCATGTTGTCGGGCGCCATCTCCGAGCCGCTCTGCACGGTGCTGGCGCTGATGTTGGCGCCGGCGCGATAGATGCCGTCGAACTCCAGGGATGTGCTCGGCAGGTAGAGATCGTCGAAGGTGATCGCGGCATTATCGAACGTCACGCTGGCCATGTCCCAGGTGATCGCCACATCGCTGCCATTGATGAGGATGTCCTCATCGTGTTCGGTACCGCGGATGTACGTGCCGTCACGCTTGGCGATGGTCCAGCAGATCGCGGTGGTCAGCTGCTCGCTGCGCAGGTGCTCGAGGACGGCCGGTGAGATGTCGGTGCGCATGGGTTACACCACCTCGCGCTTCTCGATGATCGACACCTCGGCGTTCTGGATCTGCTTGTTCACGATCGAGGGCACGAAGTTGGAGTTGAAGCGGCACCACACCTCGAACTCAAAGCCGGCGGCGGTGGGCGTTCCAACGAACCCACCGCCCGGGGTCACGATGCCGGTGGCCTCATCCAGCGTCCAATCGGTCTGCACCGCGCCCACCTCGTTCGCGATCACGACGGTGGAACCCACTGGCCGACGGATCGGACGCGCATGCGTGAGTGCGCCGTAGGTGTAGTGCTTGGTGAGCTGGTAGCTGGTGGGGCTGTCATCGGTCAACACCAGCGGCTGGTCGATCGCGGTGAGGGTTTCGGCCAGGCGACAGGACTTGAAGTCGGTGAAGTCCTTGAAGCGAAATGCGCCACTGGTGCCACCGATTGCGAGCCAAAAGTAGAGGATCTCTTCGATGTCTTCCTGCACACGATCGCCCATCGGGGTGCCGTCGTACTGCCGGCGAGCCTGCGCCCACTTGCGATCCACCAGCTCGAACCCACCCTCGCGCGTGATGATCTTGACCAGGATGTACGGGTCGACAGAAAAACCATACGCCGGGCAGATCGGGAAGCGAGGAGTCAGATCGGGCAGGATCGTGCTCATCAGTTGTTGCGCCGGTTGGCTCGCGACACACCGCGAGAGGCCGCGGCCGCGATCTGCATCTGAGTCCGCCGCGTCACCGGCTGCTCGGTTTGCACCGTGAAGTGATTGGTCACCTGCGTGCCGCCGGCGCCGGCCGGGATGAAGGTGCCCGGACGATCCGGCACGAAGCGCTCGGGCTGTGCGCCGGTGCCGATCAAGTACTCCATGCCTGGCATGCCGCGGCCGCCACTGTCACGGGTGCCACCAAACCCCATGGCGCCCATCGCAAGGCCAATCCACCCCGAGCTGCCTTTGGCGCCGCCACCGGCCTCCCCGAACAGCTTGCCGGCCAGATCCGCAGCTACCGCCTGGGCGGTGAGCTTGATGATCATGTCCGCGAAGGACTTCAGGATGGACTTCGCCGAGATGTCCGCGCCGGTCGCGATCCCCACCAGCGTGTCGGCAATGATGTCCTGCGTGTTGCGCGCCGCTTGCTTCTGGAACTCCGACAGCTCGGTCACGGCCTTCTCGGCCACCTCCTCGACCTTCTTGAGGGTCACCTCGAACTCGGGCAGGAACGTCTCCTGGATTTCGGCCAGGCGCTCGTTGTACTTCTCGACCTCGATCTCTCCCGTCGCGAGCAGCACTTTCAGCGCGGTGAGGTCCGAGTTATAGGCATCGATCTGCCGCTCCGACTGCGTCTTGGTTTGTTCGTGCAAGTGCTTGTAGTAGTCATCGATGGGCTTGGTGTCGATCTTCTTGAGGGTGATCTTCACCTCCTGCAGCTCGCCGAACCTCTTGGCGGTCACTAGCACTGTTTCCATTGCCTGCACATGCGCGGCAGCGGCAGTCTCGACTTTAGCGGCGCTGTCGCTCCACAGCTTGTCCAGGAAGTCGGTCGCTGACTTGATGCCTGCGACGCGGTCCAGTTCATACTGCTTGCTGATCTCGCGCGCCGCGGCGAAGTCCAGAGTAAACACCTTGTCGACATAGGCAGCGAATGCGCCGTAGGTACGACCGACCACCTCGAAGGTTTTGGCCAGGCCGTAGCCCCAGGTGATCATCGCGCGAAAGCTATTGGTCACCGCGTCGGCAAAGGTCGTCACGCCATCGCCGTTCGCGACCAGCTCAATCAGCGCGTTGCTGATACTCACCAGCTGCGGCAGCAATTTGCCGAGCGCTGCACCGAGGTTCGCGGATACCACGGTGCTGAGCGTTTCGAGGTTGCCCTTGAACTCATCCGCCGCGGTGGCGGTCTCGGTACTCATGATCAGGCCGAGCCGCGCGGCTTTGTCGGTCAGTGCCTCAATTCCCGCCCGCCCAAGATTTAAAAACTCCAGCATCTTCTCACCGCCCTTGCTGAAGACGTCCTGCGCCAGTGCGGCCTCGGCAACACCGTCGGCGTGCCTCGCGAAGCCGTCGGCGACTTCCAAAAATATTTGATCGATGGACTTCAAGGTCCCATCGGCTTTCGTGACCGCGACGCCGAGGGTATCGAAGGATGCCTGGGCCGCTTTGTTGCCGCCGGCAGCGTCGGCTGCTTTGCTCGCGAGCTTCTGCATCGCGACTGCCACATCATCCAGGCTGCTGCCGGACTGGCTGGCCGCATAGCCCAAGCCCGAGAGCGTCTCCACCGAGAGATTGGTGGCGATGCTGAGGTCGTGCATGCGCTCGCCCGCGTCGAGCACGCCTTTGGTGAAATCCACGATCGCCGACACGCTGAACACCGCCACCAGTCCGCCGGCCCACTTCTTCAGCGTGTCGTTGGTCGAACTGGCGAAGCGATCGATCTTCTTGTTGGCCTTCTCGAGCTCAGTGAGCAGCTGCGCGGACTGTGCCTCGAGGCGGACTGTAAGTCGGGCGAGATCCATGGGCGGTTACCTGGTGAGCTCGGAGATGTGCTTGCGCGGGCCAGCCATCGCCTTCAGCCCGGCGATGAACTGCTGCACTGAACCGCGATCGCGTTGCTCAGGGCGCATGACCATGAACTGAGTCAGCTCGATATTTCGCTTGTGAGTGAGCGTGCGTCGCACCTCCCGAGCGATGATCGCGGCGTGCAGGTTGTCGCGCCACGGGCCCCAGGGCTCGGCGGCGAAGTATCGACACAACAGGTCGTAGTCGGTCGCCGGCATCGCGTGCACTGCGCTAGGTAAGCAGTGCAGCAGCGCGGCGATCCGGCAGGTCATCAGCTGCTCGGGGTCGAGCTCGGTTCTTTTTTTTCGTCCGACTCGGCGACTTGCATGCCGGTGAGCTCGAGGATCTTGGCGACGCAGGCGTCGAACAGATCCGGCGGCATGGTGCCAATGTCCTCCGCAGTGCGCGGCGGATCGATGCAGCCGAAGCCCGCTACGATGCCTGGCAGGTCAGAGGGCTTGAGTTCCCCGGCCTCGATGCGCTGGCGGCACGTGGCAAAGTCTTTGCGTTCGCTCACCGTGAGCTGGCGCACCGCCTGGCTGTTGTCACCGGCCATGACGACCGCCGTCTTGTAGGTCCAACCGCTCACACGTAAACCCAGTCCACGGGGCCGCTGATCTTGGTGGTGAACATCATCGACATCTTGGAGCCAGGCTCGCCAGGGTCGATGCTCCAGCCGAGAATGGTCGCGCGCCACTGGAAATACTCCTGTGGACTGGTGCCGAGAATGGCGAAGCGGAAGTTGACGTTTTGATCGGCCTGGTAGCTTTCAAACAAGCCGCGGGTCTGGGCATCGCCCTGGATCAGGTTGGCGGTGAGCGTGACTTCGGCGCCCTCTTTCAGGCCGCCCCGAAAGACCTCGGCGAGATCACACATCGAGGTGACTTTGATGAGCGGCTTGGACTCGCCCAGGCCCGACACCGCCGTGATCGAGCAGAAGTCAGTAAACACCTCGGGGGAATTGCCATCGCCAATCTGCAGCACCGTTTCGCCGGCGCCGCTGAGTAAAGTGTCTTCGCTGCTCATTGAGATGCTCCGGGCTGAATAAGCCAGATGCCCCAGCTTTGGTACCGCCGGTACAACCCGGGCTCAGGGTCTTCAAAGTCCGACTCGT